GTGAGTGGCCCAAACCGACCAACAGTAAATGCTTACGCTTACCTGCCTCCGCTTTCACCACCTTCCGCTTTTCATTCTCTAGCACACACCACAAGATATTCATTTCAATCATCTCGCTTATCGCCCTCCCCACGCTCCTGCGCTCTAAGCCAACCATCTTAGCGTAATAGCTGTAGGCATCCCTCGAGGAGAACGACTCCTGTCTGTACCGCTCACACACCGCCCAAAGTACACAGGTCGCTACCGCTCCCAAATCGCGCCTCCCCGCTTGCTTGCGATACCAGTCCCATATATGTTTGCGCAAGCGCCTAAAGTCTTGATACTCCTTCGCAAACCGCACTTGCACGAAGCCGCTTTCGCTCTCTCGCTCAGGCACTCCGTTTACGATCCACCAGTAGTCGTTTAGTTCGCTCACCGCTCACGCCCTCCGAGTGCGCAAGCGCAAGCGCTAAAACTCCCCCTGCGAGAGCGTGATGAGAGAAAGCCCTTTAGGGCTTTTCTCATCTCTATGTATAGGTATAGGTTACGGATATATGTCACTCTACGCCACCTTGATGGCACTCTACGCCACATTAGTGTCACTCTACGCCACATGTTTATGGTATCTCCTTACCGAAATTGATCTGCATTATCAGGTTTTCAACCTGTACGAGCAAGCGTTTTTCATCTCGGTTTTGCTTTGGTTTTTGCATAATGGGAGTAGCCAGTTTGGTGAGCGCCTCGGTGAGGAGCGCTTTATCCTCGCTGCTTACTATTAGTTTTATTGCCATCTTTCTTTTCCTTAGTCGTGACAGAAACAGGTCATCTGGTCGTCATCATTAAATAATGTTTGTTGGTTTTTGCTAATATCCAGGAGCTGAATATAGCTTGGGCGATCCTTTCTAAATGTTGCGCCTACTTGTTGCTCTTTCTCAATCCACCAATTAGCCATTTCTGGTCTTTCTTTGAGTATAGATATCGTGGTATCCATGCCCTTTAAAAAACATAAATCACAATTTCCTGCTGGAGTTTTACCATAGGCGTTAGTTAAATTAAGATCAAAATTTTGTTTAGACCAAAATTCGGTAACATCTTCTACAGTATGTTTGGCATTTGCCATAGGTAATATATTATTCCATGGCTCATAATCTGATGCTTTTCTTGCGCTTGCTAATCTTCTTGGCTCGTCATATCTAAGGCCAATAACATTATCCCATTCTTTGTAACCATTAATATTTTTCATAAATCTTTTCATTACTTTAATTTTTAGCTCGCTAGTGCAAAACCTAGTAACAGGATTTGGTAGGTATGGTCTTTTCTTCAGCATGGCATCAAAAGGCTCTCCATTTCTGCTTGCGGTTTCATAGGTTACGATCCTAGTTCTCCATATTGGTCGCTCATCTGCTATCTCTAACTCTAGCCAATGAATAGGCACATCCCATTTTTCTGATACTTCATTAACAAAATCTAAAGTTTCTGGTGCTTCTTTTCCTGTGTTTGCAAAGGTTACATAAACATCATTGGGTAATTTGCCATTGTGTGCTTGCAGAATATTCCACAGCATGAATCCAGATGTTCTGCCACCGCTAAAACTAATTAGAGCTGGGCCGTTTATTTTGTATGGATTCATCTTTCTTTTCCTTTCGTTTGTTAAAAATACGATCAAAGTTCTCGTCAAACTTTTGTTTATCGTAGGGCCGTACTTTGTCTCCTTTACCAGACATTATTCTCTCCCTGTGCCATTGCAGTATTCGCATACCTCGTTAGTTGGTAATGTGCCATAGCCATTACAGTTAGGACATTCGTCTTTCATTCTTGCCTCCATATCATCCATATAGCTAACACAGCCAGGAATACAGTTAAGTTAGTTATCATTAAGTCAGTCATTTAAAAGCCCTCCAGGCTAAATGCGCTATCAACATAAGGCTCTAATACCGCGTGTTTTCTAAACATGGTTTTAATGGACATATCTACTTCGGAGGAGTTAGCCTTCACCACCCCCGCTCTGACCACTCGCAAGCGGTCAAATTCCACGCCATTTTCTAGGCAGATACGCTCCGCTTCTGCCTCATCGCCTAACCATAAGGCGATGGCGAGCCTGTGACCATCGATAAAGCTGCTTGCTCCCCTAACTGCCGCTCTGGCTAGTAGAGGATCATCACCATTTGCCAATGCGACCTTCGACATGTGGTGAATGGAGATACACACACATTCCATCCGCGAGGATATGGAGGCAGCCAACTGGCAATATAATTGAGCGCTTTCATTGGAGCTAGTCGAAGCGCTGGTGACAGCTTGTATTGGATCGATGATCACAAGCTCTAAATCTTTGATAGTTTCTAATTCTTCCATGAGTTCATTAGCCTGTTGGGTAATGTTTAGCCCAGAAGAATCTTCCTTAATTAATGTTAGTGGTTTAGGTGCATCTGGAATGGTATAGGCGAAAATGTCATACTTAGTGTCATACCTTTTTCCGTCAGGATCTAATGCTTTTAAACGCCTGGCTAATTCAAGTTGGTCATCCTCAGCACTGATAACAACCACATTGCCTTGCCTTCTGACTGGGTGACCAAACCAATTACCACCGCCATTGGCAACCTTTAGGGCCAAATCTAAGGTAAGCATTGATTTTCCCACCCCGCCCACACTGCTCAAGATTACAGGTTTGCGGCGTTCTAAGAAGTTATCCACAAGCCACTCCCGGGGCGGTGGATCATTTACCAAATGCCTAACAGCATATTGTGATAGACCAATACCCTGTTGAAGTATCTCTAATTTAACCTTTTCTAGCCCATGCTCAATATAAATATCGTTGTAATCGCCGTAGAGGCTCGGTATGCGCATGAAACAATTATAGGTAGTGGAGCATATATCTTGCGCTTTACGCTCTCCTACGCCGTTAGAATCCCTGTCAAAGCATAAATAAAACTTAGCGTCTGTTTCTTTTCTAAGGTTATTAATTGCATCCTGACCAAAGTTAGCAGAAAAGACACATGCAACTGGTATTCCTGTAGCCTCCCAAATAGTAGCTGCGGTAGCGTATCCCTCGCATATACACATTTGTTGGATATTTCTTAATGAATGAAAGTCTGCGCCAATTAAAAAGATATTACCTTTAATTTCAGAGCCAGCTTTGAATCTTTTTTGCCCACTTTTGTCTATTAGCTGTAGAGATCTTAATTCGCCAGTGCTAGAATACACGGGAATTACCAAACAGCCATTTTGGTCAATTTTTAACCCATAACTTTTAACTTTTTTATTTGTGAGATACTCATGTTCAGTCGTATTTTCAAAAGAGCCAAATGTGAGTTTTACCTCATTAGCCACTTCCTCGTTCCGTTGTTTTTGAGCTTCGTCTCTCCGCTTTTGAGCCTCCGCCATTTGTTGTTTTAGTCTCGCCCCCTCGCTCTCGCTCAAAATGTTGGGGCTAATAGATGACCATTTATGCTCCACGCCTGTGCGCCAGTTACCAAACACAGCGAAATAATTACCAGATAACTCGTTGACACAATACCAACCAGAACGCTGATTACTTTTATCTGCTTTTCCCCCTGCTCCATCGCCAACTCGGACTCTTGTTAATTGACCTGATAAGTCTAGGTTGTCAACCATAAGACCATGGTTGCTCATTTCATTGATTAAATCGTTGAGGTCTTTACCTGTTTTATAAGCGTAGTCCTGATTAACTACTATGCCATCCTCTCCAAAATATTTAGTTAGATCCATCCTGTATTACCTTCTCCATTTTACCTGTACGAGCTTGCTCATTAGCCCAGGTAAGATAATTATCTACGATTGCTCCAAAAAGTAGTTCACGATCTTTTCTATCCCACTCATGCATGACATAGCTGTTAGTTCTTTTGGCTATATCTAGATAAGTTTTTTTAGTTTGATTGATTGTGTAATCCAGTCCTTCAGTACAAGTAACTGCGATTTTCTTTAATGGTTTTTCCTCGCGCATTTTGTTTAAGTGTTCCAAACTACAAGCTCCGTATATTTGTTCTTCTGTTATTCTTAAATGTGGCCCAGCAGGTTTGCGACAATAGCCACATAATGCTGGGCGCATTTTCCTTAAATTAAAATGGAATTTCGTCTGACGAATCATTATCGGCAGGTTTGTTTTCCACTTTAGGTGCAGGTTTTATTTCGGTTTTACCTTTAGCAGGTTGCCAATGTGTACCAAACTTAGAGTCAACTTTGTTTCTGTCACCATCAACTATAACCATACAAGATGCAACTTTACCTTTGATTTCGTCAGTGTTTTTCCAACTACCTTCGATACCCATAGCTTTACTCATCTTGATGATGTCTTGTTTACCCCATTGCACTTTCTTTGGATCATCGTGCTTTAAAGTAATAGTATGTGATGCAAAACCAAGTCCGCCTTCAATGGAAAACATAAGCTGTAATCCAAGCCATCCGTTTTGACCAGCTATAGGTGTGCCATCACCGACAGTCCCTATAAATTTAAGATCATAACGCCCAGCTTTGACTATGCCTTCGTTACCTGAAGATCCACCTTCGTTTGGATCAATTTCTCCGAAAAAGTCTGATATATCAGTCATAATTTTTCCCTTACTATGCTTCAACCCAAGTCGTATGAATCAAATTTTTCAATATGACTCATAAGATCTTGGATATCAGCGTTTATAAATGCAAGCCATTTAAAGCCATCAATGGGTAAGTTATTGTTTTCCTCATCAATGAGTTTAAGTTCTGTTTTTATTTTTTCAGAACACTCAGTCAATGTATTAAACAATCTTTCATTTTCAGGTAAACGACTCACTTCAACATTTCCTCTCTGATTGTTTTCCAATCGAAAGGCATTTCAGCAGGAAGTCCGTATCGGTTTTTAGCCTGATAACCAGGTGCTTCCTGAGTGAAAATCTTTCTATCACCAGCAATGGTTTTAGTAGTCATACCGCCACCCTTGCCTTTGACTTGAACAGTGCCAAGTTTGTAATTGCAGAAAAAGACTGCATCACTGTGTTCGATAATGAGATCGGCAGCTTTATTGTTTAATTTAATTTGATGCCTATCATGCGGCTCATTGGCAGGATCTTCATATCGCTTAACAGTGTTATGAGCAATCTGGACAATGGTTAAGTTTCTTTGATCTCTAAGATCATCAAGTAACTTTACATATTCTTTCCAAACTTCTAATGCTGCTGCAAATCCTTTACCGAATGCTGGCGCACCGATTTCATTCCAACCATTCTGTTCGCATACATGATCGTGTATAAGATTTTCTAACCAATCCAAACTATCAATAGCAACAACCTTATATTTATGATCTTCTTCAAGCAGTAAATTTAATCTGCTTAAAAATTCATCATAAGTTTTTGCTACTGGGAAGTGATCACATTCGATCTTTCCAATACCATCTTCTGTTTGAACAATGATTGCTTTATCCATTGTGGCAATAAAGGATGTTTTACCAATACCACCAGGGCCATAAATAACTATCTTGGGTGGCTTTAATTTAGCCTTGCTTTGTATATCAGCTAAACTCATTACACCACCTCTATTTCTTTATCATCACCTTCAACAGAATTTTTTAATAAATTGCTATAGTGTTGTGATAATAATTCTAATTTCTCAACCTCAAAATTAAGATTACCAATTTGGTTTAACAAATCTCTTCTTTGGTTGTTGCATAAAACTACTTTGTTATAAAGTAATTTATTTTCATCATTAAGATCATTAACCTTGTATTCTTTTCCATTTTCGTCAAAGGTAAAAGTTAATTCTTCTTTGCTTTCTTTCTTAGCCATAATTACTCCTTGTGGCGTTTGTTATAAGTTTCACAATCTGCTTTGGCACTACAGAATCTGCAATGGTCTCCGTAGACATATTGTGGGTTTTCTTCAAAACAAGCCTCAATGGCTGGTTTTAAATCGTTGAAGCCCCAACTGACTAAATTGGGTGCTGTGATTTCAAATGTTTTTACTGGTGTTCTTTTGCTTACTCTTGGTTGGCAGATAGATAGTTCCATTATGGTATTTTCATCACCATACTTTGTTAATACACCTAAACCATAAATCATAAGCTGTTTATTTCTTGTTGGATCAACAGGCCAAGTACCTGTTTTCAAATCAACTACCTGTATTCTGTCTTTTCCTATTAATACAGCATCTGCTGTTCCGTGACATTTATCCGATATTTCATCAATGGTAAATTTTTCCTCAATCAAAAGCGTTGCATCTAATTCTTCTTTCCTTTTATTAATGTAATCAACATAAATTTTGGCACAATCAATCATGTCTTGATCCACTTTTATTTCAAAGGCTTCAATATGCTCAGTTCTACCTAACCAATATTCCTCTAAGGACATATTGTTAATACGATCCTTTAAATGCATTTCGGTTATAGAGTGAATCAGAGTACCAGTCGCTGCTGGTAAGCCAACAGTGTATTCAGCATGGTAATTAAGCAAAGCTGATGCAGCGCACTTAAACCATCTTTCAGAACTTGATGGACTACAGATCGCGTGAGCCATCGAATGTTACCTTTGAGCCTTTTTCATAAATTTCAATTTCTTCTAAGCTGTAAAGAATGCGACCAACAATTTTATATGGTTGTGGGCCGACATTTTTACCTCTCCAATTATCTAAAGTTCGCTTACTTCTCCCCCAGCGTTCAGCCAATTCTTCAGTAGTTAGAAATTTTTTGTCAGTAGTATCATTCATAGTATCTCCCTACTTGTTATTACTTATGGACAAATTTACACGCTTTCACTATCATAAGCAATAGGTAAACTTAAAAAAAGGAGTTAGAGATGAGTTTAGATAACCTAACAGAAAGAGACTGGGATAAAGCTATTAAGAATTTAGCTAGTAAAAAACAGGTTGGTGGAGACCATTACAAGACATTAAAAATATCACCAACCGAATATGTTTATGCGAACAACCTGTCTTGGAATCTTGGTAATGTAGTTAAATATATAACCAGAAGAAAGACAGATCAGGTGGAAGATCGTGTTAATGATCTTCTGAAAGCAAAGCACTACATAGACCTGGAGTTGCAAATGGTCTTTGGTAGAGATGGCGAGGGCAACGATATAGGGCCATATACCATAGAAACTAAGGTCTAGGAGTATGGATATGAATCTTGCTGACTTTAATGATCCTATTCTTTCAGAGAGGAATGGAAGAAAACCTGTCTATATGGATAGGAATCTGGTTAAAGACTTTTTAGTATTCTGTAGAAACCATAACAAAGATCCTCATAGCGTTGCTGAATACCTACTTAAACTAGGTATTCATGCAA